GTAAACTCCGGGCCGTGGTACTCGCACGAGACAAATGGTTATGCCAAATAAAATTAGATAAACACTACACCATTAGAGCAACTCACGTGCACCACACTATGGGAAGATCAATTACAGGTGATGACCCAAACTATTTAGTCGCAGCCTGCCAAACATGCAACCTAAAAATAGGTGACCCCACCAAAACAAGCGACCCAGCACCGAGGCGCAACACGATATGGTGATTTTTTCCTGCTGTTGCTGGGCTGAGGTTGAATTCTTTTTGCAGATGCTGGCGTGTGTATTTCTCGGGTGATTCTTTGATGAGCTCGATCACGTCATCCTTGGTGGTTGATCGTGTGATCATGGCCGCTGGCGTAAACGGGATCGGCTCAGGCCGGGTGATCACGGGCTGATTGATGATCGCCTGTGGTTCTGACTCGATCAGAGGATCAGTGATCACATGATCGCCCATGAGGGTGAGCTTGATCGTGACGAGGTAGAAGCTGATCGCGGGCGGGATCAGGGCGACGATCATGCCCATCACTCCATCCTTGGCGCTGGCTGCATTAGCTGTGATCACTACCGCGTAGCCGACGATCAGGCCGCCCCACACTTGGGCCTTGCCTACGCGAGTGAGGGTCATGCACTTGACGATAAGCAAGCACACAATCACCAGAATCTCGGGTAGGGCAGCGGTAGCCCATGGTGCCCATCCTCCGCCTGAATGTTTCCGCACCCAGGCGACCGTATGCAGGTACGACAATGCGAAGGCGAGGGCGGCGACGGTGTACACGAGAACCCCGATTATGGCCCTCAGGTGGCCTAGTCGGCGGGCACTGTCTCCACTGTCTCTCGTGCTCAATTCATCGTCTCCGCACTGTCTCCCTACTGTCTCCGCACTGTCCCTAGAGACAGTCGCGGGCTGGCTTGAGACAGTGCGGGAGACGGCAGCTTGGCGGCTCATGACTGGCCACCTTGCAAGCTGGCGAGGTTGTATACGCGGCGCTTATTTTTCTTGATGGGCCGGATGTTGTGCTTGCCGAGTGCTTGGCCTAGGCGTGCCGCATCGGCAGGCCGCAAGCGCTCGGGTAGAAGTGGCAGTAGCTCCGAGGCGCTCAGTTCACCGCAGCTCGCGAGCGCCTGCCTAGTGAACTCGATCAGAGGATCAGTGATCACGGGCTGATCGGGCGTGATCGATTGATCGGCTGGCGTAGCGCTCACTGCTGGCAAGCGATTACCGAGCTCAGCCCATGCTTGATCTGTGAGGTGATCAGTCTGAACGTACTGATAGCTGCGTCCTTCTGACTTGATCGCTTGACCGGCTGAGCGCGGCAGGCTGAGCGCGGCAGGTACTGACTCGCCATGGATGATGCGCTCATCGCCGTTGCGGCATTGAAGGCTGATAGTGATCGCACAGAGCGCTTGATATTTTTTCGGTATCGTGTCGGCCCTTAACTGCTGGCTGGCCAGGATGACCGAGAAATAGGCGGCTCGCGATTCTGTCATGAGCCGGTATAGCAGTGTCTCGAAAGATTCCAATTCTTTAGCGTTTAAAGCGCTAAATATTGTTTGAAATTCGTCAAGCACTAAGAGGGTTGGCCGTGCTTTCCGGCCACCGCTGTTGTGTTCAATTACTGTGGCCATCATCGCCTCCATTGCGGCCATGATTTTCTGGATCCCTTCGGATTCGTAGCCTGAATACATGCTCAGGCATGCATGCTTAACGTTATCGAAGTCAGCTATTCCCTTGCCACCGTAAACGTGTACGTCTGCGGCCGGATCTAGGAGGTAGTGCGCCATGAGGCGGCGGATGAGGTAGGACTTGCCGGAGCCCATCATCCCGCCGATCAGTACGCACTGGCCACCATTCCCGGGCAGGATCAAGCGAGTATCTACCACTCCCCCGCGCCGGTCTCGGCCTAGCTTGATGGGCTGGTAAACGTCTGTGACGTCCGGCAGCTGGACTAGCGCCGATTTTCTGCCGGACTTGGCCGCAAATATTTCAATGCTGCCATCATCCCGGCCTGCCGGTACTCCAATCTCTAGATCAGCGCTGGGCTTGCCAATTTCGCGGCCTAGGCGAGCTTCGGATTTTTTGACGTCTGCGATCACTAGCGGACTGGGCAGCCGGACGGCAACCGTTGTGCCGTATTCGTCATCTTGCGTTACTTTGACGGTGGCTACTTTCTGGGCTTCCCCGTCCTTCGCTTTGGGGATGATCGTTGCCCGGATCATGGCGGACGTCATGCCGGTGTCAGTTTTCCAGCTGGCTCGGGCGGGCGCGGCCTTGGATCGGCCGCCCAGGGTGCGTGCTACTCCGCTGAAAATCAGCAGATTTATATACCAGTCAAAAACTGATAGCGTCACCCAGATTGCCCCAATAATAAGTCCGGAACGCACCAAACTTAAGGCCAGCCAGGCGAGTATTGGGCTATCGTTCTTTGCTTTTGTCTGGCCTGGCTTAGCTAGTTTTTTGAGGCCAGCCGTAGGGCGTATGGCTGCCTGTCCAGCTCGGAGGATGAGGCTGCCAATGTAGCGCCAACCAAGGGCCTGAATCCGTGCTTCGTGGCGTAGGACCGGGCTGATCGTGATCGCAGACCGGCCGATCCGGTCTAGGGCGGTCATCGGGTCACCATCACAAAGATGATGGCCGTGATTTCGGCCGAGACAATAGCGGCCATCAGGTGAGTAGCAATAGCTAGTCCGGTGTGCATGGTGTGCTCTTTTCTGCGCTACTGTGAGCGCTGCGTATGGTGGGCCCTAGCTGGGCGGGGCAGCTCAGCTAGGGCATGGGGTTCAACTACAAGCGGGATGAGTGCCGCTACCGTCATCAAAACTCATGACTTCATTGCATGCACTGCACATGATCGGTGGTATTCCATCGATTGTTACGGGTATTTGCAGTGCGGTAAAAACTGGCCGCATTTGGGCTAACGTGTAACCCTTATGGGTTCGTGTCTTTACGGATGATATTTTGAAGCCTTGAGACAGCATCATCCCTACACGCTGGCCGGTCAGGGCCTTACCGTATGCGCATTCCGGCCCCCATTGTTCCGGGTTAAGGTCTATCAGCAGGCGAGCTAGTTCGTTTGCCGCAACGGTTCCGGCGGCGTCCGGCCATACTGCGCCAAGGTCCTTGACCAAAGCTATCTGCGGGGAATCTCTACGTATGCCATCCTCCATCTCTCGCTCCTTCTGGGCAATGTCTTCTAGTGCTAGTTCGTTGGTGACGTCTGGCCATCGGCCACCGGCCGCATACGCTATGCGAAATAGGGGCCGCCATCGTTCGCTGACTCGGCCTCGGATGGTCGGATGCATCAGGGCCTTAATCGTTCTAGCTTCAACGCTAATAGTTTCTGCGTTGACTTGGCAGAACGTTCGTAATCTTTCGCCTAGCTCCCGAGCGTCTGGCTCGATTTCTTCCCAATCTGAGTCTTCGATTTCGCCATTAACGTCTGGCATCAGCACAATCCTGATAAGCCTAGATCGGGTATCTTCGGCAAGGTGCGGACTATTGCCAGCCATGGCCACGGCGCCATATGTAGACATGTCTTCCTTAACGTGTTCCTGTCCTTTGGGTACAAGGACAGGCCGTGATCCTCCTTTACGGTATCCAGAGTTGAGGATCCCCGTTAGTTCGCGAGTCTGCGGAAGCTTAGGGTCTAGGGACCGGTCGGCCTCGTCGATGAGCAGTGTTGCCGAGCCCTGTACGTCAAACATCCGGCCAAGTAGCGCAGGGGATGATATATGCGCGGCCTGACATGAGTTGTTACACAAGTAGCGCATGTGGTCTAGGACGGTCGTCTTTCCCGATCCCGGGGAGCATGCATCGATCAGCAATCTTGGGGTGGTATTGATCAGGTCTAGCGCCCATGTGTGAGCCGCCCATAGAGTGAGGATGTCAAGGTCACCCTCTGACGTGACCTTGATGAATCGCGCAAACCATGCCCTAACATCGTCTAGGACTTGTGACGATGTTACGGCTGTTACGGCTGTTACGGCTGTGGAGGGTGTGTCGGTCATGCCGCCACTGTCTCCGGTGGGGAGTCCTGGGCTGTAGGGGTCTGGTTTTCCTGTATCCATGCTGCGTAGTTCCTCTCGCGCTGTTCGGATTCGGCCATCTTGGCTAACTTCTGTTCGTAGCGTTGTTCTTCTAGTTCGGCCGCAGTCAGCTTGGGCTTAGATGGAACCTTAGACAGAAAATCGGTCCATTGAGCCAGACGCTCAGGGCCGGGGCCTTCGATGACCACGGAACCTACGTGCGCTAAAGACTCGGCAAGGTCCCCCATCAGTGGATATTCGGTTCCCCATGCCTCACTTGAGAGGAATAGCCGAACGTTTGCGCCATTCGGTACGTCATGTCCCGCTAGCGCGTTCAGCCGGGCTTGACGTTCGGATAACTCGATCACTCGACAGTCAAGGACGTGTACTGGTACCGTCTTCATTGCTAATCCTTACCTGGTGGTTGGGAGGCACCCCAGCCACCTAGGTGGCTGGGGTGCTAGCTTTAGAACGTGATCTCGTAGCTGAGTCGACCGGTAGGGCTAGGTGGCCTAATAGGCCCAGCCGAGGGTAGTTCGTCGTTTTCTCGTAGCTCCACTAAGCGAATACTATGCGCCACGGCATCATTGGCTGTTTTCCTCATCACGGCAGCCACTGATTCAATGAGCCAGTACTCAAAGTGCACACGGTTAGAGTTTCTTTCTTGGGAAACTAGTCCGTGTAGTGGGTGCATGAGTCCTGATATTTTCTCTTGAGCTAGTTCGAACCATGCACCTAGATGGTCTTCTAGGTGGGTACTGTAGTCAGTGCTACCGCTTCTATCTTGGAAATAGGCGCGGTCGGGGTGCGAAGTGTTGTCATGGTGGTATAGCTCGACTTCGGGTTGACCTGTTTCGCGGCTGGTCACTATCCGTGGCTCGATGCTCATTTCTTTTCTCCTTTAGCTTTGATGCGTGCTTGCTCGGCTTCCCATAATGCTTGTTCCTCGTCGGTAAGGAACTCGCCTGGCTTACTGTGTCCCATCATTTTCCTTTCAGTTGTAGAGATCTTCGTAGGTGACTAATTCACCGTTGATATACGCTCGGACAGTGCACGGACAATCAATATTGTCACCATCACAATCACAACACTGATCTACTCCCATTCGCTTCTCTCCTCTACGTGTTTGTCGCAGAACGTGTTAGTGATGGTGTTCCATGTCCCCGGCCGAGTGCAAGCGGGTACCATGCAAGGCTCTGAACTGAACTGTTCTGTCTCTGAACTGAGTTCCTCAGTGCGGCGAAAGAATTTTAGTAACCGCACTTTTGGCACCTCCATACCGTGAATGGGTCGCCCTTATATTCAAGCGCCCAGCCTTTACCTGATATTTCTTTGCCGCACTTAGTGCAGTCATGGCCGTTCGCGTTACGCAGCCGGGCCGAGGATGGCTTACTCATTTCCTATCTCCTTAATGTGTTCGACGGAAAGAAATAGTAGCCATGCTGCTAGTGGGGCTCCGATGATGAAGGTACTAACTGATAGTGTTAGGCCAGTCCACAATGAAACCGCACAGGAACATAAGAAAAATATTCCGGCAAGGAACTTGTGGACGCTATTCATCTTCGTTTTCCTTTCTGATACTGTCGGTGTGCTGTTTTAGCCATGAGTAGTACCTATCGGAGTCTACTTTCCAGCTAGAACCGATCTTAGAACCTGGAATAAGTCCCTGATTGAGCCAACGAATTACGGTTGACTTATCGGCATCCAAGTCTGTGGCTATCTGCGATACCGGGATCCACTTAGCCATTCTTTGCCTTCGCCTCCATTTTCTTCTTGCAGTCTTCGCAGACATTCCCCTTGACTGCTTTCTTGGCAAGTCGGTCAAAGGCGCTATATGTAAATTTAGCGACCTTGCCGCACTTACCGAATGGTCCTTCGCAGGTTTTCATCATGCTTCCTTTCAGTGTTGTACTCGTCTTGCTGACATGAGTAACACTACATGAGTTGCATGAGTTGCGTCAAGTGCATGTACTGTGATCCGGGTCACAGCTGCAAACTAGTACATGCGACCCCAAGGCATGTCGTTACGGCACCCGTACCCACTCTCTAGAGCCGTAACAGCCGTAACATCGTCACAGCCGTAACAGCTAGGCCCTAATGAACACTGCATTGATCAGCAGGTTGCTCGCGGCGGCAATGTTGTAGGCGGCTGATCGGAGCGTTACAGCGCCAGCAGTAGAGATGCTGACCTCACCCTCGGTGACGCCGTTACCCCAAGAAGCGTTAATAGTTTCGCTGGGGCGGTAGGGTGCGTCCAGCGTGAACATGAGCGTATCGGTGACGTTCCCGGAAGTACTAGTGATAGCGTTAGTAGATTTGATGCTTAGCGTCAGATTGACCAGGACACCATTGAGTAGTGTTCGGGCGGTACCCGAGTTTAAGGTGAAGTTCGCGGCAGGCGTGCCGATAGAAGTATCTATGGTTGCAACGCTTGCAGTGTCAACAATGTCAGTTGATTTGATGTACGCACCGGCGGCGGCGATAGGCATAGGGGAGTCTCCTAGATTGAGTATCGGACAAGCGCATAGATCAGGTCGAGAGGCCGCCCGGCCGGGTGAGCTGAGGCGTAGCCTTCAATACCGCGAACCACGGTCATAGTGTTACCGGTAACGTTGGTTACGGTCATCTTTTCCCCACCGCACAAGATCGTGTAGTTACCGTCAGCTGAGGTCCATGTGACACCAGGCGGTGGCGTAATAGTGAGCGTAGTTGCGGTGTCGGTGACAGCGGCGGCAAGTGTGGTTCCTTCGCCGCTGTATCGGCTCGGGTTGTCGTCGTACCGACCGACGATTAGCAGCTGGTACGGATCAGTGTTGTACTCGATCCTGTGATTCCATGGGGTGATGGTCTCGGTGTACCCGATGACGCGCTGATTGATCACGTCAGGTGGTAGCCATGGTGGGGGACTGGTGACCCTAATTCGGTCGCCGATATCGACCGCGAGCGCCGCCGTGGTGAGGGTGGTACTGGCAAGGAATGTTGGGTGAGCCAGATCTAGCCCTAAGCGCGGCCAGCGTGGTTCGTCGTAGGTTCCTCGCGCTAGACGCCAGTTCGCTTGGTCGAGTAATTGTGCCTCGCTGGATACGTTTACATCGTCTTGTGTTTCGTAGTCGCCGACGGTAGATATGCCGAGGGGACCGTCAGCTTGAGTGACAGTGATAGATCCGCCGGCGGATCTGGTGACGGTGACGGTGTTTGTAGTTTTTTGGTCATCATCTACGGGGTCGAGGGGCCGAATGAGGTTGTCCGTGTAGCCGATTTGGAGCTTGGGGGATTGGTTGTAGGTGGCTGCTGCTGCCCTGTAGGTGAGTCCGCCGGTTGCCCGTGATTCGTAGAGCATGCCGTGACCAGCCGCTAAGACTTCGGCTAGGACGTCGACGGTTGGGGCGGTGGGTTGGATTCCCATAGGTGGACTTGAGCCGATGCCGTTGAAAGTGGTGAGGTTTATGTTTTCTTCTGCGATGACTCTTTGGGCTCGGATGGTGGCGAGTTCACCGGGGTAGCCGTCGATCTGATTTCTGATATTAAATATGCTGCTGATTGTGTTGCTTATTGATACGTGGCCTATTTCATTATTTTGCCAGTTAGTTTGGTAGGGATTAATTTTTATATACGATGCAATGCCGAGTGTTTCATTTGACATATTTATTTGGTAAACTGTACCACTAGGGTTACTAGGATTAATATATACCCATTTGATAGTAACATCTAAACCTACCTGACTGCATTCAAGTGCATATTGAGCGTTTATTCCGTCAGGACCAGGCAATATTACTGCTGAAATTATTTGCTGTCCTTCAAGATCATAGAACTTCATTAGCCACGTAGTGGCGGTTGTGTGATCAATGTCTATGCGGCTAATTGATCCGCCCTTGAAGCCAAAAATAATGAGCGGCCCCAGGGCCATAGTGGTCGTGAACCTACCTACCCACCGGAATTGTATTTGCCCCGTACCGGTATATGCGGGACAGTTTCCGGTAAATTTTCCTGTAGTGAAAGTGGGTAATGCTTTCGATCCTGGCCATGGCTGCACGGCTGCCAACTCGATTCCAGGGCCGACCGGTACATCAGTGCCTTGCACAGCATCGAATCGTGCGCTAGCGACATCCTCTAGCGGCCAGTACGCGAGTAGGCCCGGCTGAACGCTGAGAGTCCGCCGAGCTGGCGACATATCAGGGGCCGCTGACTGCGCTAACTGCCGCAGGACACCAGAGCAGATGACCGTACACGTGACCGAAGGGCTCCCTGTCAGTCCCCAGCTGACGGGCCATTCATACACTCGGCCTACATATCGGATCGAGGGCGCGAGCGACTGTGGTTTAACACTGACTCGGATAGGTGTGCCCCTACCGATCAGCCCGTACAGAGGTGAACGCGGATTGCGTGGCGAGTACTTACCCGCCGGGTTGAGCAAGGTCACCGTCATGGTGGACGGGGCTGCCGTGGTCGGTCCCTCATTGGGTTGCCCTCGGGTGATACTCACCCCGTCGGCGGTGACATCAGCAGAGATATCGACCCAGGCACCCGAGTAGAAAAGTTCGACGATCAGATACCCGGCCGGGAATGGCGAACGGTCACCCATGGCTACCTACCTAGGACTAGTTGAACGTTGCCGCCACGGGTACGAATAGACTTCCGCAGCACTTCTAACAGGAGGTCATCGAGGGCAGATCCGGCCGATTCGATCCTCAATACCACCGGCTGCTGCGCAACACTCGGCCGGGCCGCCGCAGCTTGCCCGCTAATGTCTATCCTGGCCGTAGCTGCATCGGGTATAGAAATCAGCGCATCGGTAGCCTTAGCCACCGCAGCACGTGACGCCAGCAGCCCCACTTCTAGGCCTTGGCCGGTCTGTTCCCCAATTTTCGCAAACACCTTGGACGGGCTGGCTATCCCGAGCATGCTCCGGACCGCTGACGGTATCTGATTGACCAAATACCGCACTGTGTCAGTGACGTAACCCCAACCGGCCTTGATCCCTTTAACGAACCCATCCACCACGGCAGAACCAGCAGACACTAGAGCATCACCAATGCCCTCACCGGCAGACTTGACAAGTTTCCCAATTCCTTTAACAGTTTCCCAAATAATGCGGGCAGCAGCGGAAATCAGTTTAGCTAATAATTTTACGCCACCAACAACAATGGCAACAATACCCTGCCAAGCACCGGAAAGTATTTGCTTGACGCCTTTCCATATGAGCGACCACTTGCCAGTAATAATCCCGGAAAATATGTTAATGATGCCGCTGACAATTTTCAGGGCACCGGAAATTATTTTGACCACATACTTGAACGTGATACCGACAATAGGCCCTAGTTTTTCTGCCAACCATTTAACAATGGGTTGTATGGCTATCAGGAAATCCTTTAATGCTGGCAGTACGTCACGCTTAACGGTGCCCCACAGTTCTTCTAGTGCGGGCTTGACTTGCTCCACAATCGGCCGGGCAAAGTCCTTGAATCCTTGAATAAACCCTTGGAATGCTTCACTATTGAATGCTTCCTTGATTTTTGCCCAATTGTTGATCAGTAAACCAAAGGCGCCAATCGCTACGGCAATAGGGTTACCTGTAGCAATACCAAGGGCAATCCCAAACAACGATATTGCGTTAGATACGGCCTTGAACCGTTCGACACTAGCAAATAGCCACGAGAAAATATCTTGCAGTGCCCGGAATTTTTCGGCCACCAATCGCCCGGCATCGGTTAGTTTCCCGAAAGCGTTGCGTATATCCTCTGTCGAAGTCGAGTCCGCCCAGGCCTCAAATTTTTCGGCCAGCCTGCCGCCTTCAATACCTATCTGACGCAGCAAATATCCAACATTGCCACGAGAAGCCAGCCTACCCAGTGCGGAAACTGCCCGGCCGACAGCAGGGGCCATAAAATTGAATCCCTCAGCTGTTCCCCGGCTCACCCCTTCAACAAATTTTATACCGTCCGCCGAGACAGCAAACTTACCAACTTCCTTGAATGCTACATTAGTTGATTTACCAATCGAATCCATTGCCTTACTGATGGTGGGCATATTGACCTTCGCCCACTGGGTGCCGATCTCCGCTATGCCCTGCGTAGCGAATTTCGCCGCTGATTCTTGGGCTTTACTGAACTGCGCACCGACCGACTCTAACGATTTTCCTAGCGCTGGGCCGATGCCCTTGAGTGTGTACGCGAGTAGCGCGGCACCCGCAGCAAGCCCCGGCAACGCTGACGCGAGCGGAGCGAGTCCTACGGTGGCTTGCCCGAGAGCTACCAGGCCCTGACCGGCCAATACGGCACCGGCCGTGATCGGCCCAAGAGCTGCGGCAACATTAGTAAGCGCCGGAATAGCTTTAGCCATAGCCGAACTGACTGAGGATGTGATATCACCAAGTTTGCTAGTGCTGTCTTTCGTTTTGTCGATTTCAGCGCGCGCTCGGGCAGCATTAGCGAGGATCGCTATACGAATCGTTGCCGCCATGCTCAGCCCTTCCTTTTATTGGCCTCGGTAATAATGTACTGTTTTTGACGGGCACTCAATGTCAGCCAGTCGGCGAAAGTGAACGATAATCCTGTTCCGATAATGAAATTGGCGTATTGCTGCTCTCGCTCATCGGCTGCGGATCGTTTCCCTCAGATTCCGGGGTGTCCAGCAGCGACATGATGACGGTAAGGGTTGACCTCATGCAGTACCCGTACGCTTCTGTGTCGGTGCTGCCTTTACGTCGCGCCAAAACGAAAGCGAGCGCCCGGGCCTGCATTGTCTCACTGAGCTCAGTCAGTGGGCGCTTAAACGATTGTTCGATGGCAATTTCATCGAACCCGGTTAAACTTCCGGCCATCTCTTCAATGTTCACTGTAGGCCCTTCTGCCTAATTTTACGCTCGATTGATTTCTCTAACTCATTTAACGCTTTAGGACGCATCACCGTATCGGCCCGTTGCATAAATAGCGCCGGTTTAATGTTCCGCTTAGGCCAGCCGTAATTGATCGGCCCAGCATATTTAACCCGCGCTCGACCAGCCGCTACCACGGCTTTATTTTTTGCCCGGTTACCACGTACAGATGCCTGCAACGCACCCGTACGCCTAGGCGCGAAAGATGACGCTACCCGAGCGCCCTCGGCTGCGATCTTAGCAAAAGCATCCTTAATATCGTTAAGCTCTAGGCCGAGGGTCTGCAAGTCACGGACCACCTTATTAAGGCCCGTGACTTGCACGCCACCTGATGCCATTACGCAATTGCCATGACTGGCTTGGCAATGAAAGTCCATTCGACTTCTGACGTAAATACCGAGCTGACGGATTTATTTGCTTCTCCGCCGATGAAATCGCCGTCAGGCTCAGTGATCACTACGGAGCCGCTGATCTTTGGGAATGCCGGGGTCGGTGTCGTAGGCGCGGTACTGTTCTGCCCATTAGGCCAAATTTCCACGGCCACGGTTGTTCCGCTGACGTTCCATGCGTAATACCACAGCGAAGTAGCGTCTGTGTCTTGCCGCAAGGTGAGGGCTAGCTTGTATTCGCGAGCGCCACCGGCCGCAGCGTCAGCGAATGACACGAAATCGGTTTCTTTTTCGTCGGCTGTGATCCGTACGTTGCTGACAGAGGAATCGTAGAATGTGGACCCTACTTTCAGTTTGAGTAGGCGGGTGCCAAGTGCAGGCATTATTCAACCTCCATGGTTGCAGTGATAGTTAGTGCATGGACAGGTGTTTGGGATTGTCCTACGGCCAACGTTGTTCCTTCGGCTAGGACGTTGCTGCACAGGACGCCTTGCGTTACCGCGTCGATCAAGGTGAGCGCCCACTGATCGAGTTTCAGCTCGGCCGCCTCAGGGTCGGCGCCGAGGATGACCACGATGGTGAAATCGACCGCTAGGGTGCCGTACGTGTAGGGGGCGGCTCGGGTGACGGTTACCCAGCCGTCACCGGTAATGGGGTTCCGGATGGGGTGCGGGCGGACAGCAACCCCAACCACACTGTTGCAGGCGCTCGCGAGCGCTTGGCGTGCTTCGGTGACGTTCATTAGCCAATCACCATCTTTTGGTACGGCGCTTCAAATCGAGCTATTTCGGCGTCGACTTTTGGTATGCGGAATGATGAACTACCGCCCTCGAAACTGTTGAATATGGCGATAGGCACCGCCCGGGCGGCGAGGTTCCGCGAAATCCGTCGTAGTAGGGCCTCGCGTAGTGCTGGCGTGTACGGGTCGATAATGCACCGGTCGGCCTGTGCTGATTGCTCGGCCAGGAGAACGTCCTTGAGGTCTTGATCGGTGGCGGTGGTGTCGCCGAGGTAGGCGCGCATCTGCGCCACGGTGACATCCGACAAGGTGGGCGCTGTAATGTCGAAGATATCGACCGCTACACCAGCGTACGGCCCTGATGTGGTGAACGTTGCCCGGTACCGGCCAGCGGTAGCGCCCACATAGTCAGCCGTATACACGCCGATACTTGCGTTAGTGAGCGGCACTATTTCGACGGTGCCCGTCGGCGTGACGATGGTCAGCTGAGCGGTGGCGGCATTGACTGGCTCGCCTGTCTCATCGAAGGATTCAAACGCTAGCCGGGTGACGTCACCGAGTGCCCATATCATGCGTATTTCCAAGCAAGCGCGAGGATCGGGTTATCGTTCGTGACGTCAGCAACGGAACCGTTCGGCAGAGTCGCGTTAGGTGGCGGTACGGATCGGCAGCCAGCCGCACCCGCCGCCGGGCGTGTTTCTCCTGCCCGTAAACCGACCGGCAAGTTCGTTCCGTTGGTTTGTATCCGCATGGTGGGGTTAGCGACCAGGGCAAGGAAAGCCACCCAATACACGCCAGCGGTTGCGACCGTGTAGTTACCGGACCAGGTTTTAACACCATTCGTGGCTGTCGACACGGCGCCCCAGTCCATGAGTTTATTGGTCAGATCAGGCAAGTTACCGGCCGCATTAGCGTACAGACCGAGTAACGCACTACCGCCGGCCGCTAACGTCTGTACAGAGCCCTGTACGTCCGTGATCGTGCCAGCCGGTAGGAACATTGGCCATAAGTAGGCCCGTTCGAACGTGAATGCGAGGCTACCCACCGGGCCGGGAATAAACACGGTGTAGCAACCAGGTAGGGGTGGTGTTGACCACGGGTGCCCGGCAGGCCCAGGCGGTCCCGTAGGGCCTTGAGGCCCGGCCGGGCCGGTCAAACCGATAGGCCCCTGAGGCCCCACGGGGCCGGTAGGTCCTTGCGGTCCGGTTGGCCCATCGGGACCCGTAGGCCCTACTAAACCTTGTTGGCCCTGGGGACCCTGGGGACCGGCAGGCCCAGGCGGCCCGGCAACCACTAGTGGGTCATCGGGCACACCTATAGGCCTACCGGCCACGCGCACGGGCATCGGATCAGGTCACCGTCAGCCGAATACCGGTGAACCCGCTGGGCCGCAGTACCTGAACGGCGAAATACCCGAAGAGCACAAGATCAATATTTGCCGGGCCAGCGACTTCCTCATACCGGAACGTCATCAGACTCGATTCCCACGCCCAGGCATCTTGAGCGTTAAACAGGATCGCGTCAGCGTCACCAGCCGCATTACCCGTCATGGACCAGGTAGGCACCCCGGCCAGTCCGTCAATATCAAACGACTGATCGAGGTTCGATACGGTGCCGCTCGCGTTCATGGCACCCAATCGAGGCAGCAGCGGCCGCCCCGTCGTGTCCTTCGCCTTAGCGAGATGCGTAGTGGCTTCTTGGCTGAGTGCCAACCGGTTAGGTGCCGCGAACCGGCGGAAAGGATACGCAACCAGTTGATCACGCACGGCGTCAAGCATGGCGACACCCGCCGCCCCGGTCGAGCCGACACCGGTCACCGCCTGAGCGGCCGCACCTGATGGGACAGACCCACCCGTGATAGCGCCACCAACTCCGCCCGTGCCGTTCAACAGGGCATAAACTTTGCCCTCGGTCTGCTGGCTGTAACTTTCCTGCATTGCCGCAAAAGCAATGACATCTATAGCTGGATTGCTGGCGTCGATGATTTCCCGGGTGATCCGGTACCGGCCGGAGATAGCGCCCGGGGTAACCGTCACGGACTGCATTACTAGCGTGCCGTCACTGGGGTTAGTTCCTTCTACATGGTCTGCGCTACCACCAGTAGCCGAACCAAAGCGCGGCAGGGTGAATGGGGTTGCGTCACTCAGCGGACCCTTGCTGAGCATGGTGTACAACGGGCGGCCCTGAAACAGCTGAGGTACGTACAGATCGGGCCGGTAACCCGGAGGGATCACCGGAGCACCAACAGTGCGGTTAACGGTCGCGAATTCGGTTAGTTGCGCATCAAACTTAGCTAGGCGAGTTTCAGCGTCACGGTCACGATGATTGCGTGCGGCGAATGTATCTCGAACAATCGAGGGGCCATGACCGGGCGTAAACGTATATACCGGGGGTTCGCTTACCTGGAATCCAAGTGCCTTACCGGCGGCCACGGGTTCGCGCTGGCTACCGAGCTGGCCGATAACAGCCGTGAAATTCTCTAAGGCTGCCGTGAAAGCTGCCGTATGGTCAGGCGCGGCCGGTGGCGAGTCCTGAATATCTGTGGTCATAGTTGCCTCTCTCATTGCTTGTACGCTGGCCACTCTGGCCGAGTCGAATGCAGGCATAGCGGTAAGGGAAGTCTCACGCCATGCCGCCGAATTCACTACCCGAATATCGGGGTCATCCGGGTCTGTCGAATAGCCGCCTTCGGAGAAATCGACCCCGACACTAAAACCGTCAAGGACGCCATCCTCAGCCAGCGCTAGTGCGTCATCGCCCGCTTGACCGCGCCCGATTTTGAACGTGGCGACCATGCCATCAGGCGTGTCAGTAGCTTTAATGGCCACTCCGAGGGCTTGCCCGTGATCATGGTCACGTAACAGTTTGACCCGCTTAAGGTCGGAATATTTTAATGACCCTTGAGAGAATCGCCAATTCCCGCCGCCGCTACGCGCGGTCGGCCCGTACGGGACCACTAGCCCAGTCACGGTCCGTGCGTGCGCGTCCACCTTGAATTGTCCGGCAGTATGGACAGCATCGAACGTTATTCCGGACTCCCGAGACAGCTGCAAATCGGCCGGCCGATCCGCTGATACTGCCGGGGCTGGCGTAGCTACCGGTTTAGGTGCTGCGGCCGGTGGCCGATCCTCCAATACGCGAATCTCAGGCTGAGTAAGCGCGCCCACGGCTAAACCCTTCTCATAGGCGGTATAGCGGGTGAGTGTGTCAGAACGAAGGAACCCATCAAATTTAAAGCGCGCGTAATAGCCTCGCGGTGTCACATCGTTCATAGATAGCCGATCTTGAACGGCATTCACGTACGCACCAAGCGTGAAGTCCAGCAAATCGAGCCGCCGAGTCTCAGCATTAGCGTACGTCCTTGAGGTAGTAGACACGCCCAAATCTTCCGGGTCGACACCAGTAGCCCGAGCGATCTCTAGGACTGCATGGTTACGGGCATCAGCAAGCTGTAAATCAGCTGGCGACCATTGCAGAGGTTGGTATTTTAATGCCGCCGGTACGTACGCGGTACCGCTCGCGTTACGGGCCGCTTTCCAGTCGTTAAGGACTGCCTTGATTTGGGCATCACTAGCCGGGTCAGCCCCTTCGGTTGGGGTGAATACGCCGGTCGGCATCGGTTCGGCTGCGTAGCGGCTCGCGCTCGCATCAAGGCGTAAACACGTGCGAATAGCTCGGGCGGCACTGACTAATAGCGCCGGGTTAGGGGAATCGAAACGAATGAGTTCAGTGTCAGGGACTCGCTGGCCGTCAATCCATACCGATCCGTCGGGCCGGACCCCTACCCGTGAAGGGTGAACCCGTTCGACATCTGCCGGGTAGTCGGTCCAAGCAAATCGAGTGACTCGCCACCACGCGATCCCCTCAAATAGCAAATCTTCGAATGTCATGGTCATGGTCACGGATCGAGGTACGTCCGGCTCGGGTTGATCGAGTAACCCGTTAGGCACTTGATTGTGCCGGACATCATGCAGGTGTAACGGCAAGGTTCCTAAGGTCCCGGCAATGAGATTGCGCGCGCGCATAACAGCAGGCACTGACAGTGCTTCTTTGCGGTTGACTCTGAGCTCTGACTCACTTGACCATAAAGCCGCTAATTCAGTACTTAAATCTAGCGCAAAAGGGGTAATTATTGGCTGGTGTTGCCGACTGCGCCGCCGCCAATTAATTCCCATGCCACAACTCTATAGCACAATCATTAGAGACTACTAGACAGTGCGCTCTAGTCGGCAACGATGATACGAACATGCCCGACCGGAGTCGGTGCCGTACGCACCAAATGAACCGCACCGGCAGCCGAATAACAGGCGTCCACATGACCAGCACCCTTACGGCTAAACACCCACCTATCCCCCGTCCGTAGTTTCTCGGCACCGTTCACGTGGGCATCCTGCAACGGGTCCGCCGAGTGCTCAACTTGTCCAGCAATGACCTGTTCAGCAAAACCCATGCACACAGCCGC